GTTGGATACCACGGGGGTCTTCGACCACCGCTTCAACGGAATCATCGTTAATAATCCTAAATTCACGGTCGTGAATTTTAAGTCTTGTGCCTGTATTAGCGCGAGTAATCACAAGATCCCCCGGTTTACACCACGGTCCTGTTGGAAAACGATTCTTGTCAGCGTAAGCCATATCACCCAGCGATACAACAAAAAGCACGTTGCTCAATAACTCTTCATACTTTAATGTTGCATCAGCTTTAATAATACCGCTGTCAAATTTATTTTCAATTGTTGGTAGGGCGCATAAAATTTTATACCCTTTAACATGCGGCAGTTGTTTAGCTTTTTCCTGCGCTTCTTCTAGTTCAGTCATTCTCAAATTCCTCATACCGTTGCACAAGGTCTTGGACTTCTATTCTTGCACGGCGCAGACCTTGGATAACGCCACACAAATTCCTATATTCAGCAAAATCTTTACACCCACCTTCGGCAATAGACTCACTTACTTCACGTTCGCGTTCTTTTAATTTATTAAATAAATGGTCAAGCATCATTCGTTCATTTGCCATTATTGGTTACCCCGTTTCATTGCAGATTTAAGCAAATCAGCTTGAATCTTTTTATCATCCCGTTTATCTTGGCTTTGCAGTCGAATGTTTTCTTTCTGTGCTTCAAGCTGTATACGTTCTTTCTCGTTTTGTAGTCGGCCCTGTGCAAGCGCAACGTCGGCTTGATCTTTAGCAGCTTTGCGTTGCTGCTCCATTCCTTTAATTTGAAGTTCTTGTTGTTGCATTTGAACCAGAGGATCTTGAGCAATTGCTTGAGCTTGTTGTTGAGCAGCTTGGGCTTGATGTATTTGCAATACTTGTTGGGCTGCTTCTGCCACATATTTAGCCATTGCAAGTTCTTCGGCTTCAGAAATATCTTGCTCCGGTCCCGGTAGCGGTGCACCCACACGCTGTTCAATCTCTTGCCTATATCTAAATCCTAAATGCTCAGCAACGTGAGCCATCATTGCAGCCTGCATCTGCTGCGCCATCGGGTTTTGCCCAATAGTCTGCATAATGCTTGGGTCTTGCAAAAAGGTCATATGCGTTGTGATATGCGCCTGATGATCCTGATAAATAAACGCTTTCAGCGGTGTGCCTTTAAGCACGTTCATATTTTCAGTGATTGGATCTTTAGGCTTCTGGTCATCAGGCAGCGGTACAAGTTTGTCAGCATTAGGAATACCAAGTACATCCAACATCTGCCTGTGAAGCCGTGGAAGATCGTAAAGCTGGGGCGCACCCTGAGCAAGCTGTAAGGCAGCTTGATACTGCACAACCCGTTGGGCCATTGTTGAAGCGTTAGGGTCGGATACAGGAATTACTTCAATTACATCGTAATCCTCAGCTTTAACCTGTGGTGTGCCATCTTGGGGTACATAACTATAGTCTGGACTTGTATACTCTCTGATAATTTCTTTTAGCAGCTTAAACTCTTCTTTCATCGCTGCATGGATGCGAGCTTGTACTGCACCCATTGTTTTTAACTGCCGCTCTAAGAGGGCTAGCGTAGTGCCTACCGGAGCCTGACTCGACATATCGCTGACTTTCATATCAGCCATACCACTGAGCCTTCGTGCTTCTTCGGTGATCTGGTTTAACAGTGCAAGGAGTGTTTGGCTGGGTTCTTTATACGGCAGCGGTAAGATATTGTCCCTGATTACACCACCCGGAACATCCACATCTCTCCACTCACCGGGAGCAATCGGCGTATCGTCACCTTTGATACGCAAACCTCTGGATTTCAAACCACCCGGAAGATTAGATAAAGAACCCGCGTCAACCAACTGACGAATCAGCATGGTGCCTGCTGTGGCGTAGCCACCAATAATATGTATCAACCCAAAGCCATAAGCCCCAAAACCGGGGACATACATGTAGTGTACAAAGTGTTGTCTCGCTGCTTTACGTGGGTCGTCTTCTTTATAATTACGACGAATTGCTAAAACCTTATTAGTTCCCTTATCAATGGTAATGACATAGGGCAACGGTAAATCTTCTTCGTATCCGGGCAAGTCATACTCAATATGCACTTCGTATATCTGATACCGCTCATCTTTGGTTTGCTCAACACCTTCTTTTTGTGCCTTGGCTTTTTCAATATCAGTCTGGTTAGCGTAGGGTTCACCAATATCCACATCACAATAAAAACCACTGACTTGCAGGCGTTTAATATCATTTTTAGTTTTCCGCATCACATGCGTGAGGCGGTCTGTACGTCTGATATTTGTTACGCCGTACGGTAGGATTATGTCCTCGGCGGGTATATAGAAGGACACCTGCCGCTCAAGTGACGGGTCGTAATAGACTTTTTTGAATGATGAACCGGCTAACGCCACACCCCATAACGCACGTTCATGTTCCGAACGGTACTCAGGCATTTTGTCTGTTAGCTGATAGTTCATATCAGCTTCTACACGTTTAGCCGCCTCTTCAATTTCAGGACTGGATGCGCCAATAATATTAGTTTTTACAGGCCCATCAGCGGGGAAAGTCTCCATAATAGATTCGCTCTGGAAGCGAATTGCAGCTTCGGTAAGCAGTGTGGAGAACACACCACAAGCACCATCCCAAGGCTCTGTCACGTTGTCATAGCGCAACCCAAGAACATCAAGCCCCTTAACATAAGTATCAACCCAATCTTTGCGGGAGTTAATGTCTGCTTCAACTAACTCCATAATGTCGCCAGCAATTTTTTGAAGTTCTGAGTCATCCATGTAGTCGGCAAGATTAGAGTCAAACTCCTCTTCTTCTTTACCGCTTTCTGGCATCAGATCAATCTCAACCCCATCAATACCAATTGACACGCCTTCTGGATTAACAATTTCAATCTCAATAGGAGCTTCTTCGGTTGAAAGGCTGTCAATTCCTTGGGGTGCTGCGTACAGTGCTTTATCAATAGCCATTTTTTATCCTAAATAGTAACCGCGCTTTTGCCCACGAAAACCATGAAAATACTTCTGATCGTCGGGTTCGTCGCTTGGAAGTCGTAAAAAACCACCGTTTCTAAAACGTGCTAACGCTAACGTAGACGAATCCACATAGTCATCATGCTCCCCAGAAGGAAAAGCTGCAATCTCATCAATAAGTTCTTCTGCCCATCTAGTATTTGGCACCCATACGCGCCCAGACTGAATAATATCTGAAACAGAATTTAACCTAGTTATCTTGTCATTTCCCTTGCTTGGCGTAAATTCTGACACCGGCACACCCATACGCCGCAGTTCTTGATAAAGAGATATACCTGATACCTTCTTTTCTACTATTAATGCATCAGGTTCATACTCTCTATACAGCTCAAGCACACGTTGCTTTAACTGAAAAAACTCCATACGCGCTTTCCACGCGTCTAAGAGGATAATGTTTGTTTGGCCTTCTTCTGTCGTCCATACACCCCACGTAGTACACGCAGAATAGTCCGAACGATTAGTCGTTTCGTACGCCGTATCCCACGACTGAATGATAAAATCACATTTTGGTGGGTCATCTTTTTCCCATACCTTCCACCATTCGCGCTTAACGATGGCACCTTCTTCAGAAGTTGGTTGCTGTTGATACTGAGCTTGCCATTTGCTATTAGGAAGCTCCTCTTTTAACGCAGAAAGCTCCTCTAACGACCAAAATTCAGGCCAAAGTGGGTTACCAGAGGGTAAAATAGCAGGAAATTCAATTACTTCCCACTCATCCCCACCCCTTTGTAAAGAATTTTTAAGTACTTGACCTGTTAAATCACGTAAACCCCATCGTGTCATAACAATAACGATGGCTCCCCCCGGTTGTAAACGCTGCCGAGGTCCAGATGTATACCATTCGTATACTTTATCGTAAATTTCGGGGTTAATTGCAGCTAATGCAGCCTCTTGTTCCGAGTGTGGATCGTCAATAACAAGTAAATCCGCGCCTTTTCCTGTAACTGCACCGCCTACACCAATAGCAAAGTACTCCCCACCCTTGTTTGTATTCCATCTACCAGCAGCTTTTGAATCAGCTTGCAGTGATACGCCGGGGAAAATAGTCGAATAAACATCAGAATCCACAAGATTTCGCACTTTTCGGCCAAAACCTACCGACAATTCAGCAGTATGCGCTGTTTGAATTACTTTTTTGTGGGGAAATTTTCCTAGAAACCAAGAAGGTAAAAGGTAAGAAGCAAATTCAGACTTAGTATGGCGAGGAGGCATATTAATAATAAGGCGTTTACACTCCCCCCTAGCGACTCTTTCAAAAGCCGCAGCCATTCTAAGATGATGTTTACCCGATATAAATGTCGGCCACGTTTTATGTACGTATTTAATAAACTTATTTTGAGCAAGTTCTCGTTCTTTTAACTTTTCAAATAAACTTAATTCTACTTCCAGTTTACGTTTTTCTGAATCTGACAACTTAGGAAGTATTTTAATAACGTCTTGTAAAGACACATCATTCAGAATCTGTTGCATCTTCTTGCTCTTTTATATTATCTTTATCTAATACTGGTTTACCTAGCTGTCTGTCTAAATCATCAATAGGTATAACATCTATAGTATCTGCGTTAAGTAATCGCTTTACACGTTCTTTAATAGAATTTTCAATATCATCAGAAGATTTATAATGCACGGTTATTTCACTGCGATCAGTAAATAAACCAATATCACTATGTTTACCTAAAAGCTCTAAAGCTTTAATTTCTATTTTAGTATCACCACACGTACATAATTCTATTAATCTGTTTGTTATAAACGTACGTGCTTGCTGAGCATCATTAACTATTTGATGGTCGTACTGGGATAATATAGCTGCTAACTTTAGCGCCACCCCTGGTTTAGTAACTGTTGTTTCTATACGCTGAGTACCCTTAATTAACTCCTGCGCTTTGTGCTCGTCGGCCGGAGAAAAATCTAAAGACCCACCTAATTTTTCAATAAGTGCAGCCGTGTTTGCAGCGACAGCAATCTTATCTTTATCTGTTGTAGGTACGTCTGAACTCAGATCGTAAGGTATAGGATGTTCTGTTGTTGGTTCTATTGTAATCACGGGAATAGTGGCACCGAGATTGAGATGGCGCAACTGTATACATAAATAATAGTTTTGTAAAGAGGAGGTTGGGACTCCTGACGGGGGGGTGTTTCTAAAACATGGGGGTGGGGGTTGACAGAGCAAATCTGTGTGTGGGGGTGCCCCTGATTCCCGAGCTGGCTGAGAGGGGGGTGCGGATAGGGTGGGTTTACATCTGGGAGTATTTCGTATTCGAGAATGGTTCTCAATTAAACTGTATTCTCATTTGCTAGCCATTCCGATCTAACCCTAACAATGTTAGGGGCGCCGTTCGTCGGTCAAATTGACCGTCTATCGCTTCCGATGAACGGTAGAGAAAAGCCGATCAGTAGCGTTGACTTTTGTATTTATTTGGGGTACATTATATCCATGTTGTGAACGGTTCACAACAGCCCCCTAGGGGGCAAACCAACCCCTAACATTGTTAGGGTAACAATGGAGGTTCTACCATGTCGATAGTTATCCCTCAGTCAGTAGTTGATGCACGTATTGCCGACCTCGATGCTACGGTCAAGGGATACGGTGCTCGCAAGCGTTATGCTCAAAGCCTCGTTGATATATCTGAAGGTGTACTTTGGTACACCGACGGAGTCGCACTGCCGCCGGTTATTGAAGCCGAGAAAAAAGAGTATTACAAGGGCATGAAAGCCTCAGGGGGCAGTTATGCCGATAACCCGAGCAATGCTTGGAAAATGGTCAAGAAGTATTGCGTGGCCTATGCCAAAGAGATCGGGCTGATCGCAAAGCCTGAGGCTGAGGCTGAGGCTGAAGCCAAAGAAGAATCTAGCGGTGATACTCGGCACACCCGAAGCTACAGTTTGCGTGTGCTTGATGAAATTGTGCCGATCTTCAAGGCCGGTCGCAAACTCGAAAAAGAGGGCGCATTGTCCGACAAAGAGCGAGCCTGTAACACTCACCTTGCCGCCGCGCTCGCCGCGTTAGGCGTGGACATCAGCAAGTTGTAATAACCTGCCCCCCGCAAGGGGGGCTAACAATGTTAGGCCCAACCCCCGCACCAACCCGCCGATCGGCGGGTTTTTTGTTGCCCTAACATTGTTAGGTGCGGCTTCGTCGCACCAGTTCTCTGGGCGGAGTTAGCTTAAGTTTGCCTGTGGATAACTGATATGCTGCGTGCAGCATATCACTATTTTTT